ATGAAGACATATGATCCAATTAGAAAATTAGAGAAAGATGTTGTCTTTGATCTAGGTAAAAATTTTAGTGATAAATCAGATAAACATCTATCTGGTTTTCCAATGGTAAGACTAGATGAAGATGAAATAGTTCACATGGGTAAATCACCCGTATCTGAAGAAGAAGAGTTTAGTTACGATGAGATCGGTGCAGAACCACCACTCAATCAAACGCCTGAAGCATTTACCATATATCGTGTAAATCAAACAAACGCATATTCTGATTCACCTGTATTAGCAGACACAAGCCAGTTTGTAGGCAATGATTATCTAGACACAGGTGTATTAGAAAGAAATAGTATGATTAGCGCCTTGTCAAACTATACATTAGATGTAACATTGCCAGCTAGAACCGATCTTACATCTGGTATGGTAATAACACTCATACTTCCAGGCGCAGTAGCAGATAAAGAAGACGAAGACATTTTAAATGACAATAGATACCTTATTACAAAGATACACCATGTCATAGCACCCTTAGAAAACAGAGGCACTATGGTATGTCAAGTTGTAAAAGAAAGTTTAGCTGACAAGATTGAAAATGTTGATCCATTAAAACACTACGGTGGTGCGAGACAAGATTAATGAATAACTGGTATTACGGAATAGTAGAAGATCGAAACGACCCATTACAGATCGGCCGTGTTCGTGTTCGTGTGCATGGTGTTCATACAGACAACAAACAATTTATAGCATCACCAGATTTGCCATGGTCACAAGTATTGATGCCAACATCAAGTGCATCATTATCTGGTTTTGGTCACTCGCATGGTCTTGTCGAAGGCACGAGTGTATTCGGAATGTTTCGTGATAAAGATATGCAAGACTTTGTGGTCTTTGGTTCTATATTAGGTGTATCACAAAAAGGTTATAAAGAAACTCCGTCAGGCGAGATAGTAGATAGATCAGTCGATGCAGGTTTTAATGACCCACGAAGAGATAAAGCAAAAGATTATGATGATACACTAGATGGTTTAAATCCACCCACAGGCAAAAGGCCAAATGCATTATCGTTAGCACTTGATACATCTCCACAATTACCTGAAAAATTAGAAATAAAATATGATGGTAAGGGTAGCAAGATCAACGAACCACAACTCAAAGGTAAACCTTATTATCCATTAGCAGATTATTATGATGAATCCGATCTGAATAGATTCGCAAGAGGCGGTGGTGTCTATGATATTAGAGATAATCTGCCAGAAGGTTTCAATCTTAAGATTGATGAACTATATGAACCAACTGAATGGAAAAATGAAACAGGAAGAAAGTCTTTATATCCATTTAACAAAGTTCACCACACCGAATCAGGTCACATGATAGAGATGGACGATTCTGTAGGTGCAGAGAGATTAGCAGTACAACATAGATCAGGCACCTTTGTCGAAATACACAGAGATGGTTCAGAAGTTCATCAAATAGTAAATGATCATGTTAAAGTTACTGCAAAAGATGACAAAGTCTATATTGGTGGTAATGCTGATGTAGTAGTAGAAAGTGGTCATGTCAATATCGAAGTTAGAACAGGTGATGTGACTACTAAAGTATTGAAAGGTAATGTAGATACAAAAGTCATGGAAGGTAATGTCGATCTATTTGTAAAAGGAAATGTAACAGAAGTTATAGATGGTAATATAGATCAAACAGTTGGTGGTAATATCACGCAAACTGTATCTGGTGATGTTAAACAAACCATATCAGGTGGTCTTACATCTAAAGTTACAAAAGATATTACAATGACAGGTAAAAATATCTCAATCAAAGCAGGTGGTAAAATGAATCTAGAATCGACTGGTGTAAATACCATTAAAGGTAGTAAGGTAAATATTAACTAATGCCAGAAGCTGCTAGAAAAAACGATACTGCAAACCATGTTCCTGCTGGTACCTTTTCAGTACACAAGATAAATGAGGGTTCTGGTAATGTTAATATTAATAGTAAACCAGCTGCAAGAAAAGGAGACGATTTAACGGATCATCAAAACACATCAAGTCCGCCAGTAGTTCATTTTCCTGGCCCAACAGTACCGAAAATATCAGGTGGTTCATCTACTGTATTCATAAACGGTAAAGCAGCCGCAAGAAAGGGCGATGCAATCAATTGTTCAAGTAAAATCCTTGTTGGTTCTAGCAATGTAAATATTGGCGGTTAGTATAAATAGTAATATGGCCGAATACATAAAACCAAATTCAAAAGTCAATGCAGTAAAAGATATCTACAGCGATCTTGATCTCTTTTTAAGACCTCATCCAATAACTGGTGACATCTCTGCTAAGAAAGACAGCGATGCTATCAAAAGGGCTATCAAAAATATTGTACTTACAAATAAATTTGAAAGACCTTTTAAACCAAACTTTGGTGGTAGTGTCACTGAAATGCTTTTCGAATTAGATTCATCAAGAAAGGTCAGAAGATTTAAAACAGAACTTATCAAGTTAATTGAGAGAGTTGAACCTAGAGTTGTTAATGTTGCAGTAGAATTAGGCGAAGTAACTGATTCGAATGAATTGCAAGTAACTGTATTTTACAACATTGTCAATGGTCTATCAAATCAAAGTTCTGAATTTACAGTAACAAGGGTACGATAATGGCAGTTAACAGTTCAAACATAAGCGCAACAGATTTAGATTTCGATTCAATAGCAGAAAATATCAAAACATATCTCAAAGGTCAAGACAAGTTTAGAGATTATGATTTTGAGGGTTCAACAATGTCGGTTCTTATCGACACATTGGCATATGCATCGCATATTGCTGGTATTAATACCAACATTGCCGCCTCTGAATTGTTTTTAGACTCAGCACAAATCAGAAAGAATGTAGTATCTCGTGCAAAAGATTTAGGATTTATTCCTGCTACAGAGAAGGCATCTTCAGCAGAAGTACAAATCGTTTTTAAGAATATTAAAAATCCAGATGGTACAGCACCAACCACAACAGATATGATCATACCAAGAGGTCATAGATTTAATACAGTATATGATGGTGTCACATACGAATTCGTATGTTCTAAATCAGTAACACCTTCAGTAAACAATTTTGATTTCACATATGACAGTGTTGACATCGTACAAGGTAAATATGTTACTGATAATTTTGTGTTCGATACACAAATTAAAAATCCAAAATTTGTTCTATCTAATGAAAGAGTCGATAGATCAAGAATTAATGTATCAGTAAACTCTAACGGTATCGTAGATACATATTCACTTTCAACAGATGTATCATCAATTACTGCTTCATCAAAAGTATATTATACTCAAGAGAACGAAGAAGGATTCTTAGAGTTATACTTTGGTGATGGTGTTCTCGGTACTAAACTCAAAGACGGTGATGTTATCACTGTAAATTATGTTGTAGTTGATCAAAATCATGCCGATGGTGCTAAGATTTTTTCATTAGTTCAAAATGTAAATGGTTTCTCAAACTCAATCATCACTACACTACAAAAGGCAGAAGGTGGTGCAGAGAGAGAAAGTATCGAGTCAATTAAATTTAAGGCAACAAAGTTCTACACATCTCAAAACAGACTCGTTACACTGAATGACTACAAGGCAAAAGTAAAAGAATATTATCCAAATGCTGATGCAGTTGCAGTATGGGGTGGTGAAGACAATGACCCACCTGAATATGGTAAAGTTTTTGTATCATTAAAACCACAAAACTCAGACTATCTATCATCGACAGAAAAAGTTGATGTACAAAACAAACTTAATAATCTTAACATGTTAACAGTTCGACCAGTTATTGTCGATCCATCAATCGTTAAGATTCTAGTATCGACAGTATTCAAATACAATGAAGGCGATACAACACTTTCAAGAGGCGAACTCGAAGCAGTTGTAAGAAATGCAATTATAGATTTCGATGACGCTAACCTATCAAACTTTGATAGTATCTTCAGACATTCAAAACTAGTAAGAGCAGTTGACGATTCAGAAGATTCAATTCTATCAAACTCAACAAACATAAGACTCGCTAAGAAACATGAAGTCAAAGTAAACTTCGAAGAAGGTTTCAAAGTGAAGTTCGGTAATGCATTGTATAATCCACACACAGGTCATAATTCAGATGGTGGTGGTATTACAAGTTCAACAGGATTTTATGTCTCGGGTGATTCGACTAACATTCAATTTTTTGATGACGATGGTAATGGTAAGATCAGAAGATATACCCTCGTTAGTGGTGTTAGATCGGTTTTAGACTCAGAGGCAGGTACCATAAATTATGGTACTGGAGAGATTTCGATTGATGCCATCAAAGTCACTTCTACAGTGAACGCAGATACCTCAATCGAATTCACCGTGGTACCTGATAGTAACGATGTTGTTGCTATTAGAGGTTCTCTCATCGACATCGATGTTTCAAGAATCAGTGTCACAGGTGAAATTGACACCATCGCAAGTGGTGAGTCTAGTGCTGGTGTAGGTTTTACAACCACATCAACATCTAGTTATTAATATGTATAAAGTGATTACGGAAATTACCGTAAGTAGCATCCCATTAAATTGGTTTTTATAGGAGGAAACTTAAAATGGCAGATAAGAAAATAACAGCGCTAAATCTAATCGATGAAGCACAAATCGATAGTGGAGATTTACTTCACATCGTTGATAGTCCGTCAGGAACTCCTGTCAACAAAAAGTTGACATTGGAGAGACTGTTCAATAATGTACCGTCATTTATAGCATTTGATGATGTTGAGTCATTAGACGAAAACAACACTGCTATAGCGGCAACTGAAATGATTTCAAAAGTTGATATCACAGGTGCTTCAAGTGCGGTCGATATGGACCTTTCAGCACCTACTCACGAAGGTCAGTTAAAGATCATCGTAAGAGTAAATGACGGTGTAAACCAAAACTTGACAATTGACATTCCAGCAAATAACTGGACTGGTACTCAGTCAAATAATAACCTTACATTAGCAGAGGGCGATGCAGTCATTCTACTAGGTATGGGTTCTGTTTGGTACCCAATTGCATCATTTAATGCTTCACACGCAGCTAACAGCGAAATCGTTGATGTAGATGCGTAATAGTTAATTAATATGGCACATCAAGATCACATAGTAGACAAGTTAACGAATAGAATCGGTAGCATCATCCCTAGTTACATAAAGGATGAGGCTCCGATCTTCGAATCGTTTCTCGAATCATACTTTGAATATCTTGAGTCAGAAATAATTACACTAGACACGGTTCAAGAATTAGACGGTGTACAGTTAGAAGAAGGCACCCAAATTGAAAGGGGTGCCTTTCTTCTCGAAGAGGGAACAGACCCAAATGCTCCTGATATCGAAGATGCAAAATTATTGCAAGAATCATCTATCGATCCATTCATTGAAGGTGAATACATCGTAGGAAGTGTTTCAGGTTCAGTTGCAAAAATAAAAGTCATTAATAACAAAATCTTGATTGTTGATACAGTATCAGGATCGGGTTTTGCTATTGGTGAAACAATAACAGGTAGAGACGGTAATAGAACAGGTACTATTAAAACATATAAAGAGAATAGTATCGTTGCTAACAATAGATTGCTAGACTATGGTGACATCGACCAAACACTCGAAACTTTTCTTACATACTTTCAGAAAGATTTCATACCTTCACTTAATCTAGCAGACACACAAAACAAAAGATTAACTCTCAAGAATATAGGGTCATTATACAAACAGAAAGGTACGGCTGATTCTGTAAAATTCTTGATGAGAATTCTGTATGGTCAAAATGCAGAAATCAAATACCCTATAGACGAAACAGTATTCGCTTCATCATCAGGATATCAAGAAGATCGAAGAATGAATATCGTCATGGACAATGGCGTACCTAAAAATACAGATAAGATTGTCCAGTACAATGAAGAAGACCCTACATTTATCGATGCAGAAGCAGTCATCGATCAAGTAGAAATTTTATCTACACTTAACAAACAATACTCAGTTTCAATTTCAGATACACATAGAGGAACTTTTCAACCCAATAAACCAGTTTCAATAATCGACAGAGATGGTAAAATAAATTATACTGCTACTGTCAAGGGTATAGTATCTGATATAATTACATCTCAATCGTCAACCACATTTGGTCTTGAAAGTGAATCAGGCGATCTTCTTTTAGAAGATGGTTCAGCGTTACTCTTTGAAGGTGCAAATCCTGGTTCTATGTACGATATCAACGACCAGATTATATTTACTGGTTCTAAGACAGATACAGGCGTAGTAAACGCAAGAGGTACAGTTCAAGGTCTATCAAGAGGTCCTGTAGAAGAAATTTATATAGAAAATGCAGGTTCAGGATATTCAGCAAATGATATCATTATCTTTGAAGACGATGGCACAGAAGGTGGTGGTGCTGAAGCGGTTATAGCCGCTACTGGTGATGAACTCATTCTCGAAAACCCAAGTGCGTTTGATCAATACGAATTTATCGCAACAGCAGGACAAACAACTTTCGGTGGTGTAGATTCAGACGGCAACTCAGTTCGAGATATCACTGGTAAACCAACTGCATTAAATGGATTAGATATTAAAGTATTCGTTGATGGTGTTGAACAATCAATAGACAATTATCAAGTAAAATTAGATAGAGTAACATTTATAGCACCATTAGATGGTAGTGATAATGTTATATCTCCAACACCATCAGGCGGTGAGAGAGTCGAAATCATATCAGACTTTAATCGTCTTGCAAGAGAAGATGGCGGTGTTGTTATGATGGAATCTTCAGATCAAAGAATTAGAAGAGTACATATAACAGACGGTGGTGCTGGTTATCAAAAACTACCTAAAGTTTTTCCAGGTGGTTATCTTTATATGGACAACCCTTACGAGTTGCAAAAAGCTGGTGACGGCGGTTATACAATAGGAGAGTTAGTTACAGGACAAACATCAGGCGCTACTGGTGAGATATCAAGAATCGATACAAAGAATAACAGACTTGTTATCCGTAGATTAACTACACATACAGGCCTGTTTCTAGCAAATGAACTCATTTTAGGTGGTAGTTCAAACACAAGTAAAACATGTACTCTTGCTAAAGTGACTGCTGGTGAGGGTGGTAACTTATTTGCATGGTCATCAAGAATTGGTAAAGTAGAGAAAGTCAGACTTACAAACCAAGGATATAACTTTGACGAAGATGCAGTAATCGGTAACGATTCGCATTATACAATGTTAATTAACGAACCATCAGCTGCTAGTGATTTAACAAAAGACACAGTTCTTACAGGTTTCGATTCAGGCGCAACTGCTAAGGTATTATCATTCGACAACCAGAGAAACTTATTGAAGTTTACAGATCGAGATGGTACTTTCATGGAAAATGAGAAAGTAACATATGCAGTTGGTCAAAGTTTTAGAGTTCTTAAGTTTGACCCTTACGATGCGAGAGGTAAATTTGCTGGTGAGGGTATAATCAATGACAACTTCTTAAGTGATAAAGGTTTCGTATCAAACGAAGTATCAAACATTCAAGATAGTAAACTCTATCAAACACATTCATATGTTATTAAAGTTGGTGAATCGATTGACAAATATAGATCAGTAGTTAAAGACTTAGTTCACCCAGCAGGCCATATATTCTTTGGTGAAGTTGCAGTAGATTCAGTCATCGTACAAAACGAGTATGATGGTAGATTCATTCCTGATCCGAAAAATGCACTTGGTGTTCAGAGTACAACATTTATACCAACACTTGTAATTGAATTAGAACATACAGAACATATCTTGTTAGAAGATGCAACAAGAGATAGCAATAATAAAATTCTATTAGAAGAATCATTATATCAGACATTTAATGCTGGTACTGAAAACGAAGTAACAAGACTAATACAACCAGTTTATATCGAAGATGAAGATGCATTTGAACCTAAATTTAGAACAGAGAGTCAATCTACATTACTAATTCATACTAAGAAGACTGAGCTTGATTCATATGCAATGGCACATGTATTGAAACAGTTCAACGAGATTACAGATGGTGTTAATAAGGTAACAGCATTTGGTATAGAAACAGGTCGTACAAGACTTGAAACAACTAAAAAGTTTGTTGAGAGTACAACTACCACAAAACTTAGTAACGAGATTACTGAACCCATTGCATCAACAGCTGTTACAGTAATCAGAAAGAATCAGAGATCACCTAGACTTGATGGTGTAGTCTCAGTTCTTAATCTCTCAAATATTAATACACAAGGTCAAGATGGTTACTTGATACAAGATAATTTAGAAAATTCATCAAGTGCAATCGGTATTAGACCTCAAGATCAAGGTAAAGTATTCTCTTACTTAACAAAGGTTGAAGAGAGACTTGTTTTTGAAGATGGTACATATATTCAAAACGAAGAACCATTGAATCAACTAGTACATGAACCAACAAAAGGAAACTTTGATGGTGAAAGAATGTTATTAGAAGATGATTCAGGTGTTGTTCTTTTAGAAGACGATACAGTACCAGAACAGATCGAATATTTCTTAACTGAAAGATCGATTGAATTATTTAACCCATACTTCTATACAGAAAATTATCAAGATAGGATTGTAATGGAAGATGGCAGCCCATTAGTGAGTGAAGGCCTAGGCACAGGAAGTTTACATAGTTTTGTACCATTAGGACCGACTTTCAGATCACTAAATAAAATAGCATATCAAGACACTTATAGAATATCATATTATCTACTTGATGAATCGTTGGACGATGCAGATCAAGATCGTATAGTATTAGAAAGTGGAACGGAAGGTGGCAGTGGTCATATTCTACTTGAAGAAACAGTAAGAGATGGTTTGAGAATTGACCAACTCAATAATTTACTTGGCAATTTCTATGTGAGTTCTTTCCCAACACATGAGAATAGAAAAACTAACATAGCATTTAGTACCTATGTTTCTTCATCAAATATTACCAAAACACACCTAGATTCGTTATAAATAGTATATAAATAACCGAGGAGTTACGAATGGCAGCAATTATTTTAGAGAAGTTCAGAACTCACAATGCGAAAGAATTTATCGCAGATTTTAGTGACAGTTCGAACTATATTTTTATCGGAAGGTCGTATGCATGGACAGACGACAATCAACCACCATCCCCACAAAATGCAGAAAGTGAGGAGATCGGTGCATATTCAGATATGATCGCACTTAAGAAAGTGACGAACACTGATATTACACATGGTTTAGTTAGATATAACTGGACCTCAGGAACAGTTTATGATGAGTATCGAGATGATTACTCAACAACAAATCAAACACCTTCAGGTGCAAGCAATTTCTTCGATGGTCGAGGATACATTGTAACATCTGATTACAAAGTTTACAAGTGTTTGAGAACTAAATTCACTTCAGGTGTTCCACAAGGTTCAACACAACAACCTAATACAGTATCAACAACAATACCTCAAGAAACATCTGACGGTTACATTTGGAAGTACATGTACTCCATTTCTGCTTCAGAAGTTATTAAATTCGTAACAAATGACTTTATACCAGTAAAAACAATTGGTGCAAAAACAAGTGTAGCAGGTACAGGTACAAACGGTGGTTTCGGTTCCGCCGCTGACGATGATGGTTCTGGTCAATGGGATGTTGAAAACGATTCAGTTGACGGTGCAATCTACCGTTATATCGTAACATCTGCTGGTTCAGGTTACTCAAATGGTTCAGATTCATTTAATGTTGATGTTGCAGTCGAAGGAGACGGGTCAGGTGCTGTCGCTACTCTATCTTTCGTATCAGGTGCCCTAGACTCAGTTACATATAAAGACACATCATCTTTCGGTTCAGGTTATAAGAGAGCATCTTTCCCAACATTGAATTCTACAATTTCAGGAATCACATCTGGTTCAGGTGCAACAATTAAAGCAGTTATCTCACCAATTGGTGGACATGGTTCAAATCCAGTCGAAGAACTTGGTGGTAACTTCGTAGTTGTAAACTCAAGACTAGAGTTCGGTGATGGTTCAGGTGACTTCCCAACTGATAATGATTTCAGACAAATTGGTCTCATCAAGAATCCAGTTGCTAGTGCATCTTCAAACATTGCAACAGCAACAACTCTAACTGCTACAAGACAGATCACACTTGATGATGCATCTGGTGTAGCAGTCGATGATATTATCACTTCAGATACAACTAATAATGCCTCAACAAAGAGAGCAAGAGTTGTATCTAAGACAGGTAATGTACTAAAAGTTCACACAATCGCAAATGGTGGCGGTGAGTATGTAAGCTTCGCAAATTCAGACGATGTTTTCAAGAACGCTTCAGGTTCTAAACTCACAGATGTGGCTTCATCTGGTGTATCGACAGATCATCCAGAAATGACTCAATATACAGGACAAATTCTCTATGTAGAGAACAGAGGTCCAGTATCAAGAGCATCCGATCAGATTGAAGATATCAAACTGATCATTGAAATGTAATCATAGATTACAACTAAATACAAGTAGGAACTATGACACAGAAGACTGATCTTAATATAACGCCGTACTATGATGACTATTCCAGTGATAAGAAATTTCA